TGCGAGGGGGTCAGGATCGTCAAGAAAAGCCCCCATGCCACTGTGAGTCCAGAGTTTTAACTTCACCGCCAGCCGCAGCGCATCGCCATCGTCTTCAATGGGGTTCCACTGGTTAAACTCAATCCGCATCTTTGCTTCTTCCAGACCATAAGCCTTCGCTGCGAGTTCAAGTAGTTCTCTGTCCATATCACATCCCCTCATCGGCCAGTGCTTCGGCCAAGATTAAAAGAAATAATTGTTTCTGCATAGCAGTTGCGTTCATAGTTTTGTCCCAGCAATAACTAAATTCATTTGACCGTGATAAGTAATCGTCAATCGCGGCGAGGCCGTAGTGACCTAGTACGTCGTGTAGGTACGCCTTTTTCGCGATGGTCTCTGCGGCTTTGCGTACCTCCGTGCTAATCGGGCCGTACTGATATTCAAGTTGGTCAGGACTCGCCCCACGGGCGGCAGCGTGTAGTAAGCGGCTCATGTCAAATACCCCGCCATAAAAAATAGTGCCACCAACGCAAGCAGCGCGAGGAAAATGGCAACGGCGGTGTCTAGCCAGCCGTAGGCAAATAAATCTTCAATCTCATCGTCTTTCATTTGGCTTCTCCTTTAGCTATTGCTGCAGTGGTGCGGACATCCCAATCCTTGACAAGATTGCGCGAACTTGACGCCCGAATGATCTTGCGCGACTCTTTCAATACCTTTAGCAACTCCTGATTCGCCTCATGGAGTCGGCGCAGTTCGGCAGCGGCTTCTTCTGTGTCTCGCTGGTGCTTATCACCGGCTGCATATAGGTCAAGTCGGTTAGCCAGCCGCAAGGCTTCTGGTTGTGTTGTCATTTCTGTTCCCTCGCTTTCAACATGGCATCTGCCATTTCGTAGGCAATTGCTGCGACTGTCCCGGTGGTGTTGCCCTGCCATGACGGGTCAACTAAAAGAGCCCCCATCGCTTTGCCAGCAAAGTAATCGCGCAGGGTCATGCCTTTGTCGTTCCAAAGATTACCTGCACCGCCCTCATTGGGAAACGCTGGGCCTCCTGTGCTTGTTGTCATGTCAACTCCTTTAGTTGTGCTTGCAACCGTATATGAAAGCTATCCTCGCCATCGTCACCAGACAGCAGCCAGTCAATGCGCTGTGCATAAACGTAAGCCAGCTTTAGTGCCTTTACAGCCTTCTCAAATTCAACGATGGTTTCTGAGGTGTAGTGCCAACCAATGTCTGAGCCCCATTCATCCTTTTCAGTGCTGTCGTTATTCAGGATGGCAGAGCCAATGCTATCTGCTATGTCCAGCATAACGTGTTGCTTGTAGTCAAAGTGTCCGCCGCTCATTCCCATGCTCCCTCTTCAAACTCGTTTACATGTTCCAGTGCAAAGATCATTAGCTGTTTGATCACACCGGGTGTAATCTTCACATCTGATCCTTCTCCATCAACAAACCTGATCCAATCACCATAAACTTGAAGCTTACGTGCGTTGTCTATCTCTGCCCCGTCAGAACTAAGGTTCATGTCCGATTTCCCCGTGCCGTTGTTGCCCTGTCAAAGGCTCTAGATAAGTCTCTGTTGCGATCTTTGGTGCCGATTGGTATACGGGCCTTGGCAAACAGGTTTGCGTTAGCCTCGGCCTCCTCAAACGATTTAGCAAGCCACACTGCCTCTGAGCGGTGCTTGCGTTTAGCAATCGCCTGCTTGATTTGCAGGTCAGTTGCTTTTTTGGTGACTTCTTCGGAGTCGCTCATGCTGTCACCTCTTGAGCCAAGATGGCTTGCAGGCCAGCCAGCAGTTGCTCTGCCTCTGCACGGGTCATGGTGGCATATGCCGATCCGCCCCGCACCTGCAAGTGCAGCCATGCACCTCCATCATCCCACTCGGAGACGGAAATTTTGGCACCCTCTTGGGTGCTCACGATGGTTTCGATTTCGTTTGTCATTTCGCTATCCTTTTGGTGTTACCGGTCTTGCTGACCGTGATGTTAGTGTAACCGCAAATTACACATCAAGCAATACTTGACTGTTTTTTAAGGTCTTCCATCTTGAGATGGGCCAGCAGTTGCTCGATCGGCTGGGTGATCCGAGGCTCGTGGTTACGCTGTTTGATATACCGCTCGATCTCCACAATGATGTAGTCACACCCGTGGTCGAAGCCTTTGATGTATTCGCTCATGGTGGACTCGTTCACAGGCAATCATGGATGTTTTCACACCACACCTCGCTGATGACAAACGGTGCCTCATCCACCACAAGGTCAATCGCATCCTGTGCGCTCGGTGCCTCAACCTGATGCTCTGAGGTGATGTTCTTTTCGCTTAAGATTTTTACTGTGTAGATCATGGTGTTCTCCTGTGGGGCCGAAGCCCCGTGTGGTTTACTTGATGAGATGGTTAACGTACTTGCTCCACTGGCTGTCAGTAGTCTTGTACTTCTTGATAAACGCCTTGAGCATCCTGATGTCCTTTTGTGCAATCTTGTTGGCGTTTCGGTCGTCACCCATACGCATCTCATCACTGTTGATGTGGCCGTCCTCAAAGTAAGTGGAGAGGCGGTACTCAGCCTCGCTCACAATCTCTGCGTCGGTGTAGTCATCTGGCTCTTTGTTGTCGTCGGCGCAAATGCACTCAAAGGCAAATTGCATTTCAGGGATTGCCGTTGCGGCTTTTACTATTGCTCTCATTTCACTTTCCTTCGCTGTTATGCCCCCAAAGGGGCGTTGGGTTTATTTGCTGGTGACCTTGACAGAGAAAACTGCGGTGGTTTTGGTGTGACGAGCAATCTGCTCGGCAGTAGCACCCAGCTCGGCGAACAGGGCCTTGCTGTCAACCGTAGAGCGGTTGGACTCAGAGTAGGTGGCGCGGAACAGGTCGCCGTCAACAACCTTGTCGCCACCCATGCTGGCGGAATCCTTGATGGCATCCTTGATCAGGTCAGCCTGCTTGGTCAGGGCTGCGATCTGGGCCAACAGGGTGCCGAGGGTGTCGACGTCGTGGGTGATGGTAGTGTTCATGTCGCTGGTCTTTCTGTGTTACCTGACTTGCGGTATTGCTTTGTCAGTGATGCTAGTGTAAGCCCAAATTACACAATACGCCAACTATTTCAAATTATTTTTATAGGGACAAACCCTAATAGGGTTCGGGTGTCGTTTAGCAGGTCGGCTTCGTCGTAGCCGTAGTGCGTGGGGAAGCCCTTTGTGCCGAGCCCGTGGAGGCCCGTCTTGCCCCTGTGATGCTCTGGGCACAGAGGTATGACGTCATAGTGGCTTGCGCGTCTCCCAGCCCCTGTTCCGGCCCTTGGATGATGTATCTCAGCAGGCGTCCCCTCGTACCCCATCCTGCGGCAGACAGCACAACCCAGTTCCGCTACCCGGCTCATGTGCTTTTTCTCAGCCAGCGTTGTCATCTGCTCACGGCGTCAATCTGAGACCTGATCCACTCTGGCCCAAGCCGAATCAGTGCAATCCTCTGGCTCTGGGTCAGCTTGATTGAGTACGTAACCGATAGCGACTCACCTGACCGCTTATTTTGGTCGATACGCTTGTCTCTTCGGTTGTATTTCCGCTCGTGGCTGATGCGCTCGAACTCTTCATCTTCGGTCATATCGTGGCTTTCCCTTCTGCCCTGTTGCTGGCCTCTTGTGAGCGCCAAACTTCGATCCTTGCCTGCGCGGCTATTAGCATCCACCGCAGCTCCTCGCGGATCTCCACGGCCTGCTGTAAGGCCAGCAGGTGATCTTTGTATCGTTGCGACGCATACGCCTCGCGCTCTTGCATGACGGCCGTCTTGTGATCCCTCATTTCGGCCTTGATCATCTCCTCAGCCTTGATCGTCTTGCGTAGCTCTTCCATATAAACCTTGTTGGCCTCGGCCTGCGCGTAAGCTTTGCTCTTGGCAATCATGAAGTCGACCGCAGCTTGAGGATCAATCAGTTTTTCGCTCATGCGCCCTCCAAAAATAATGCGTCGCCGGCCTTGATGGGGAACCAGACGCCCCATGCTACGACCTGCTGGACGTCCATGTGCTCAAGGAACCCGTCAACCGTACCAATCCGGTATTCGGTATCACCGTCCTCGGTCTGGACCTTGGCAATACCAATCTTGCCCTTGCGACCCTCAAACCACTTAACTTTCATCGGTGTCATTCTTTTTCCTTGATCAAAACATCTACACCAGCAGTCGCTGCATACACTTTGCGGACATGACACTCCACGATCTGGCTGTCGTCAACAAAAATAATGCTGTTCATCGCATCACAGATGCTTTTGGCCACGTTGTCCCAATCAGGCTTCTTGCATGGCCACTCAGAGCCGTTCAAACAGGCCTCTACGCGCTTTTTGGGGTATGACTTAGGCACTGATAGCCTAATGTAGATTGCAGCCTCTAGCGCCGTTTCTAGCGGTTTGCTGCTGCCCATTGCCTGCAAAGCGTAAAACCGTACTTGATCTTCGTAGCTGCTTGTTTTGGCGTCGGTGTAGGTTGCAACAAAGTTGCCACGCCGGGCAAACCTTGGCCTGCCTTTGCCATGCGGCGGGCCGGGGACGGTGAACATAATTTGCATCATTGGTTCTGCACCGGGATGCGGTTGACCATGTGCTCGGCTGCAGTTCGAAGGGCGGTACAAACTGTACCCTTGTCCTCAGCGTTGGCCATGTCCAAGAGCATCTGGGCACAGGCCCGGCGCTCGAGGTACATGGCCTGTTTGGTCGTGTGGACAGCGATCAACACAATCTCGGCCTTGGCTTCAGCTAGTGCTTGGTTGAACTCGTTCTGCGTAAAAAGGGTTTTGCCCTGTTCAAAAATGTTCATTTCATTGCCCTAATTTTGGTGTGAATGATTGCAGTGATGCCGGGAAAGTCCTGCTCCAGTTCCTTGAACCGGGCTATCAGGTAATCCCTCCGGCCGTCTTTCAGCGCTTGGTCGCCACCGGCCAGAGCCAGCTCGGCGTAGGTCTGGGTCAATGTCTCCAACCAGTCCAAGCGCAGTTGTGATGTCGGCGGTGGTGTGGTCGTGTCCATCTTTTACCTCGTCAAGCAGTTTGTGAGCTTCAAAGTAGTTCACCACTTTTCTCCAGACTGGTTGTACCAATCGGACACCGGCTTGGACAGGGTTTGCCGGTCTGCCCACTGCTTGTAGGTGGACGTTCCTTCGTTCTTCGGCTTCGCGCCCCACTGGTGGTGGCTGCACTTCGGGGGTGATCCCTCCATCCGGACAGACCACAAGTTCGGACAACCCGGATGCGAGCAATAAAGCTTGTCGTCAGTTTGGACGGGCTCTTCTTTACGAAAATTAGTTAGTGCCATGGTATTTCCCCTCTACGATTTTTGCAAAATTGCTCGGCTTGATGATCCATTCCAAATCGGCGGCAAAAGCCCGCCCGTCCTTCCCGTTGATCTTGCCGACCAGAAAACGGGACTTCTGGATGTGACCAAAAAAGTCATTGAACCAATCCAAGACCGCATCACCGCTGATCGGCTTCTCTTTGCCCAACTCCGCCGCCACCTCGCGCCAGCGCTGTCTCAGGTAACCCTGTCGGACAGCGTTCCACACCTCAACCCGGCGCAGGGTAGGCAACTGCTGGTGGTACAGGTCAATGACTGCTTGGTGCTGACAAGCTGGCAATTTGTCCACAGGTTCACCGTCAGGTGGACAAATATAGGTATCCGTTGTGTTTTGTGTAATGGGTATTGGGTTCTGGGTAATGGGTAATGTGTTATGTGTAGCATTGCCTTCGGACTGCATTCGCAATGCGTTCGCATCCCAACGAGCTTTTGCACTCTCAGAAGCCTTCTGGCTTTTATCGCCAGCCTTGGCAATTTCACGCTGTACACGGTCTGACACCCAGCCTGCTTCAGTGCGAACGAAGAACTCTTGCAATACGATGGCAATGCTTTCGCAATGCGTTCGCATACGAATGTTCCGCGCCACCTCGTTGATTTCTAGTGGAATTGGCTTTTCGTGCAGATAAACCCAGTCCAGCAGCCGCCGGTAGGCTAGGTCTTCAAGTTCAGAGAGATGCCCAGTGTGCGACTGATAGTCGCCAATGTTGAACTGGTAATAGTGCATTTTTGACCTTACTTCGTTGGTCTGCTTCACTGAAAGAAAACAACGGCAGAAGGGTGAAGAATCCTCTTTTCCCCCGCTAAGGGTAGCCGCGTTTCAAAAATCATATCACCTTTTTTGGTCTGCCGCCCAGCTTGCCAGAATTTCTGTTGATCTCAACCCTAGCGGCACGGCTGGCAATCTCTTTGTCAGCCCGGGAATTGATGTAACCCGCGTCAGTCCGTTCAAAGAACTCGTTCAACACCGGCGCAACAACGTCCTCATCCAGCCGAACCCGTCGCACTACGGCTGCAAGGTCAAGCGGCAGTGGCTGCTCGCTGATGTAGTACCAGTCCAGCAGGCGGCGGTAGGCCAAGTCCTCGGCATCAGCAAGGTGCGCTGTCTCGGCAAGGTAGTCACCGATGTGAAACTTGTACCAGATCACTTCAGGGCTCCAAAGATGTCAGGCCGGAGGATCTTGCGCGTCACTTGACCCTTGGTGTACCGCTCAATGGCCACGCTCAACTCGGGGCTGGCAAGGTGCTTGCCGCTGATCACAAGGCTCATCCACGTCTTGCTCACCCCAAGCTTTCTGGCCATCTCGGCCTTCGCCCCTCGGGGCTTTTCAAGGAAAAATTCAGTCAACGTCATTGGATCTCCTGTGTTTAAGTGCATCATACACAATAAAAAAATATTTTGCAAGGGGGTTGTATTTTTAAATTAAACTTGATACAGTAGCTTCACTTTAACTTGAAAGCGAACGATGCGAACCATCTTAACAGCGATTTTGCGGTTCTTTGTTACCAGCGGGGTCTTTGTGATTCTGTTGGTAAGTTTGGCCTACCTGCTGGTCAAGGACTGACATGAACGAAATTCACGAGCTGATGCTCGAACGAACGCAAATGCTTGAGGCAGCCCTTCGCCGGGCCGTTGATGGCGTTGCTACCCAAGACGACTGGGACATGATCTGCACGGAGTGCGGCGTGCCCAATGCGTCTATTTTTAAACCTGAGACTAGGAGCGATAAATGAGCTTAACAGCGAGAGACAGCGGCGGCGGTAGCTTTACCCCCGTTCCACCCGGGATGCACCTTGCACGGTGCTATCGCATTGTGGACATGGGCACCCAGAAAACTGAGTTCCAAGGGCAGGCCAAGCACCTTCAGAAGGTCATGCTGCAGTTTGAGGTCCACGGCGAGGACGACGCAGGCAAACCCCTGTTGACGGCCAAGGGCGAGCCCATGAGCATCAGCAAGAACTTCACCCTGTCGTTGGCCGAGAAAGCAACGATGCGCAAGGACCTGCAGGCTTGGCGCGGCAAAGAGTTCACACCGGAGGAGCTGAGGGGTTTTGAGCTGAAGAACGTGCTGGGTGCGTGGGCCATGATCACCGCGTCCAAGGCGCTGGGTGGGAACGGCAAGGAGTACACCAACATCGTCTCAATCAACCCAGTGCCTGCGGCAATCAAGAAGGCCGGTATGCCAGAGGGTTTCAACAAGCTGGCCATGTTCGTTATCTCCAACCCTGACATGGAGCTGTTTGAGACCTTTAGCAACGGCCTGAAGGAGAAAATCACGTCATCTCCTGAGTGGCGTGCTCGAGGTCCTGCCCCGCAGCCCGCCCCGCAGCCCGCCCCTGACAGGCCGTCAAGCGGGTTCGATGACATGGATGACGACATACCTTTTAATTAGAACGGGCCTATAATGGTTGCTCCAAAGTCACTGGAGTTCAACATGGCTCGTTCTAAAAGTTGTTTTAAGTGCAATGCCGTCAAGCCTTTGGAGGACTTTTACAAACACCCTCGAATGCTTGACGGACACGTCAACAAATGCAAGGAGTGCAACAAAAATGATGTCACAGCCAATCGGACTAAAAATATTGAAAGGGTACGGGCCTATGACAAGGCGCGTAGCAAAGAGCCAGAGCGCATCAAGGCGGCAGCAGAAATTAACCGCGCATGGAGAGCAGAAGATTTGCGAAGACAAGTGGCTCATTCCAGTGTCGCCAGAGCCGTCCGTAATGGACGGTTGGTTCGACAGCCCTGTTGCCGATGCGGAGAAGCTAAGACAGTCGCTCATCACGAAGATTACGATAAACCGCTTAAGGTTGTCTGGTTGTGCCAACCCTGTCACAAGCAGCGGCACAAAGAACTAAAGCTTTGAAAGGCAACTGGCATGTACACAGAACCACGAAAGCTAGCACGACTTGAAGATCCAAGCACCTCAAAGAAGGCTGCACTTCGAGTCGATGAATTCGCTGACAACCTTTGCGCCAAGATCTACCGTGAGCTTAAACGGGGTGAGGGCACTTTTGAGGATCTTGCAACCCGTCTGAGGTTGCGTCCGGACCAGATCTGGCGACGTCTCCCTGACCTGCAAAAGGCAGGTTTTGCGGAGCCAACAGAGCAAGAAACCGTTGGCCAGACTGGCCGTTTTCAACGAGTATGGAGAGCAATATGAGAGTTTTATCCGTTAGCTGGGACGCAGAACGTGACATCACAAAACTCAAATTCAATGATGAATTTTTGTCTTCTGATTGGACTGTCAGGGCCGATGTTTTGAAAGATCTTCTTTGCGAAATACAGGAAATGTACGACGGGATGCTTTCACCGCAAAGCACAGAGGATTGACATGACCATCACAGCAAAAGAACCACGAGCCAGCGAATCTTCGCACTGGTACACCCGCGACGGGATACCCCGGTACACGGTGATGGGTAAGAACGGCAAGGAGCGCAACACTACGCTCCGCGACGCTCGAACCGAGAGCCTCGTGCCGTCTGTCACCACGGTCCTGAACGTGATGGCCAAGCCTGCGCTGATCCAGTGGCTGCAGAAGCAGGTGCTGCTGGCTGCGCTGACCCTGCCGCGCCGGGAGGAGGAGCCGGAGGAGGACTACATTGACCGGATCATGTCCGACAGCAAGGAGCAGGGCCGATCGGCTGCGGACGCTGGTACGGACATACACGCCTCCATACAGGGCTTTTACGAGGGTGAGGTGATTACCCGTCACGAGGCTCACGTCAAGGGCACTGTGGCCGCTCTAGACGCCCTCTATGGGCATCAGGGCTGGATTGCTGAACGGGCCTTTGGCCACAGCCACGGTTTTGGCGGAAAGTGCGACCTGCACAGCACCGAAGGGGACGGGATTGTGGCCGACGTCAAGACCAAGGAGTTCACAGACCCCGATAAGGTTGATGCTTACGACGACCACCTCATGCAACTGGCGGCCTACCGGGTCGGTCTTGGCATCCCTAAAGCTCGGTGTTCAAACGTGTTCGTCTCGCGCAGCGTCCCGGGGCTCGTAGTCATCAAGCAGTGGGATGAGGCAGATCTACAACGAGGTTGGGAGATGTTCTGCTCGCTGCTTAAATTTTGGCAACTGAAAAATCAACATACTTGAGATAAAAATGAAATCACATTTGAGTGAAGAGCTGGTCAAACAGATATTTTTCTACAGCGACGAGAAACGTAAGAACCCGCTGATTGCTGACGAGATAGACATTGTGCAATTTGCCGAGAAGCTGGAGGCCGTACTGCGCCCCCTGATCGCGGCCGAGGAGCACAAGCGCTGCGTCACGATCGTGGCTCACATGAACCGCGAAGTGGCCAGCAAGTTGGCCAACCAACGTCCGTAAAAAGGCCCCCGTCCCGCGAAGGATGGGGGCTTAAAGATACCGCAGGCAACTGGAAAGCCACGGCAATCCAAGCGGGGAGAGCCGCTCAAATTAGGGGGAGTACCCGGTGTACTCCTTCATTTTTTGCTTGTAATACTCCGGGTCATCTCGATAAGCTTGGGCAGCAGTCGCGCCCAAAGACAGCGGGATTCCAACCAGCGCAGCAGGGGGGAACATTGACAAGGCACCGCCAAGGGCGCTTGTCCCTTTCAGCGCCATTTTGGTCAGATCACGCTGGTCTGCTGGCTTGTCGTACTCGTGCACTATGTCGGCAAGGTCTAGCCCGGCTGAAAGTCCGGCAGCGGGAGGCAGCGCGTACTTGCCAACCGTGCCTACTGCCGATACAACTGGGCGCATCATCCCTTTGAACATGTTCGTCACGGTATCAAGGCCGGACATTACCCGTGCGCCCATGCCGGGAGGCGGCGGGGTTGTTGGTATTGGTGGGGGCTTGGGTAGCTGCACCAAGGATCCGGCAGGGGGTGGTGCCGCAGGGCCGGCCATGTGGCCCGGGGGCAGCTCTGACGGGCCTTGATACACATAGCTGGCCCGGGGGCCACCACCAACGCCTTGGTCAGGCGTCAACAGGCCACCGAACCTTGGGTTTTCAACATAATTGTTGCCGCCCATGCGTTGAACGTTTCTCATTGCCTCACGACGTTTTTCTGCAAGGTCCCAAGCGCCTCCCTCTTGCTTGGTGTTTGACAAGGCTTGGCCAGCTTCAATGTCCGTCAAGCCAAGTGCTTTGGCCGTGTTATATGGGATTACACCAGTCTGCCCCTTGGCCATTCGGCCAGCGTCGGCGGGCCCCATGGGAGTTGGCAAACCGCCGGCGGCAGGTGTACCGGGTTGGCGAATGACGCCCTGTCCCGGGACTCCCTGCACTCCCGGGGATCCCGGGGGGATAGCGGGAGGTGGCACCCCCATGGAGCGTTGCGCCAAAATGCGAGCGCGTTCTTCCGCACCTGCGCGGTTGGCAAGGGTAGACGTTCTCTGAGTGTCATAGGCGCTTTTGCCGGTGGCCAAGGCACCAGTAGCAGCACCGGCTCCGCCAAACAGGAATCGTTCAGCAGGGTCTGCGCTGGATGTGTCTGCTGCTGGCGGGGGCGCGGGCGGCGGCGCATCACCTAGAACCAAGTCGCTTTCGCCTCGTTGTGCTGGTTTTGGCTCCGTGTCAAACGTGCCGTAACCATTGAGAGCCCTAACATAGTCAAACACGCGAGGGTCTGGATCTTTGCCAAGTTTCAATGCATCAACCGCCCCGGGGCCGCCGTTGTAGTAGATTGCAGCAAGCGTAGGGTCGTTCTCAGATGCTTGCAAACCAAGTTTCAAATATTCAATCCCGGCCTTGATGTTTTGGTTTGGGATTGACAGCTTTTCCTCGTCGTACCCCATTCCCTTGCCGGTGCTTGGCATCACTTGCATCATGCCAATTTCACCGCTGGCTCCACGCGGTGCGTTGGTCCGCAGTCCGCCCTCTTTGAACGCAATGGCAACCGCCAACACCGGGTCAACCCCGGCATTTCTGGCCATTTGAGCAACCTTTACTGCGTTGTCAGATTGCTCTTGATCAAGGCTGCCAATAAACTTTAATTTGTCCATTTCAGCACCTTATTTTTTGTTCAACTCTTGTCGGACTCGATCCCGCGCGGCTTTTATGGGATCTGAAACAGGGGGGGTTCTAGCCGGCTGGGTTCCTGTTGGCTGGGCTCCTGCCGGTGCTGCGGCTGCCGGATTTTGGTACGCCTTTAGTCCTGTTGCAATGCCGGAAATGTCCGCAAAATACTTGTCGTACATACCCATGTACTGATCCGAATCCAAGAACTCTTCTGCGGTCATCTTTGATGCCTTGAACGCTCGTGCCGCTTGACGATCAAACTGCCCCTTGGTCGTCAGCAAGTCAGCCTTGCGACGGACGGATTCAGCAGTGTCCTGCGGGCTGATGTTGGCGCTGCCAAGAATCAAGCGCTCAGGTTGTGACGTGGCCCCCTTCATAGCCTTTTCTGCGTTCAACTGCATTTGAGTTGCATACATCAAGAAAGTGCGATATGTTGCCTGCTGCTCTTTAGTAAGCCCAGCATTGCGCATAATGTCCTCAATAGCAGGTATGCCAATTGAAAAGTTTTTGCCTCCAATACCATCTCGAAAAAGCAATCCAATACCGGACGAAATCTTGTCGTTACTCAAAATTCCAGTCATTTTGTTGAAGTTTGGATCTGCTGTAAAACTGCGCATAACGTTGGCTGTGGCCAACATTTCACTGGAGTCTTTGCCGCGTGTTGCAAAGTCTTTACGGTTTTCAACTTCTATAGCCGTATCGGCTTCTGCAAGTGCTTTGGTTCGTGCGGCTGCTTTTGCACGATCTTCATTAGAACCACTGCCAACGGACGCAGGGGCTTTGCCTACAGGCACAGCACCACCAGCAACAGGTGCTGCACCTGCTGGCCGGCCAAACGTCCTGCCCGTAAACTTGTCGGCCAAGGCTTTGTACCCGGCCTCATTGCCTTGACGTTGAAGCACAGAAAGTTGCAATGCGACAGATTTAGGAACCGTGAAAGTCCCGCCGTTGTAACCTTCGGCAAATATTCTGATATCAACAGGTTCGGCGTTGCTTGCGTAAAATCTTCCGGTTCTAAGGTTCGTAGTTCCAGACTCTTTTACTTCAAGATTTTTCCGCTCAAGTTCCATACCTTCTTTAATAAGCTCACCCAAAGGCTTGCCGCTGTTCCGATTTAGGCTGACGTACTCCCTTGCGGTCATGAAGTTTCTATTCTCGGGGAATATCTGAACACCCCCGTCATCTTCAGCATTGCTTGGCAAAGCAACTTGAGCTGTTGTAATAGGAGCCAAGGGGCTAGGTTGAACAACACTTGGTGGCCTAACCGGTGCAGCGCTTGCCACGTCAGGAACGGCAGGCTCGGGGGCTGTAGGAACTGAGGTGGTCAGCGGTCCACCAACAGGAGAGGCGGCTCTGGAACCAGCCACGGCGGCGGACAAAGGACCCGCCAAAGGACCGGCCTGCGGCCCGGCTATAGGGCCTGACTGATCTCCTTGAAGCCATTTGGCAATGTCCGCATCTTTAGCCCTCATGCGTTGCAGCTCAACGCCCTTGCCGGCGGCGGCTACCCGTTGCTGGTCAATCTCCTGCTGCTGTTTAATATCTTCCGCCTGAGCAGCGCTGATGCTTTTTGCAGCATTGCTAAGAGACTCACCAAAACCGCCGGTTTGCGTCGGGGCTCCAAACCCTTGCGCGGCGGCAAGCCACACCGGGTCAAAGAATCTGTTTTTGCGCGTGTCAAGGGACTGCGACAGTCGAGCCAATGCGTCCTGATAGACGCGGTTTGCCTCAATCGTATCGGGATCTTCTCCCGAGACGTAACCAGTGGTTTTTGGTGGTGCGGTAGACATGTTTTTACTTTTAAATTGGATCAATTTCGTCTAGATTCAAATCGCTAGGCGTATAAATATAGCCACTGTCTGCAACTGTTTTATCTTTCGTCAAATATTTTAAAAGGTCTCCGCCCAACCCAGTAATGGTTTGCAAACCTGTGCCGCCGGCAACGCTTCCGACTGCGCTCATAGCTTGAAGAATATCTGCCAAACCGGACGTTTGGTACGCACCCGCCTTGGGACCGGTGAACGTTACTGTCTGATTCCCGGGCATGGTATAGCCACGCATCAGGTTGGACGCTGCCGTGGCCGTCTTGAGCGGCTGGTCTAACAGGCTTTGCTCATAAGCCTGACGTTCAGCGCCGGCCTTAGTCAATGCCCCAGCGCCGGTCAGTCCCATATCAAGCTCTTGCTGGGACAGCTTGCCTTGCGTACCGGCCACCAAGTTCTGCAACTGGGCCTCGTCCAGTGCGCCCTTCAAAGCTTCGCTGTAGCCCTTTGACAAGGCACCGTACTGCTGGCCAGTCAGGTTAGATTGAGTGTCCGACATGGACTGGCCAAGGGCATTGGCGTAGCGTTGGCCGCCCAGACCACCGGTGCCGACAAACCCGGCCTTCATCGTGGGCAGCAGGTTGCGTTGCACATTCTCTTGCGTCAGCCGCCCCATCTCGTTCACCACGTTGCTGGTGTAAGGGTTCATCAGCGCCTGAATGCGCTCAGGCGTGATGCCTTTGGCGGCCTGACCCGCAGTGTCTTGCGCAGCCTGCAAACCCGGCTTGTACGACTCTACGACCCCGGGCAGCATCCCGTACCCGGTGTTTTGCATCGGGTCATACCCGGCAACAGACTGCTCGGGGGTCTTGCCCATAGCCGTTGTGGCTGCGCCAGACAGGCCGGTCAGGTAGTTGGTGTAGTACGACGGGGCCGTGTCGACCTTTGTCTCGGTCGTCTTGATGTCCGGCAGCGGTGCGCCTTGAAGGAATGCCATGCTTATCTCCTAACTTTGCGTTTTTTAAGGTAATCCAACGGGGACTTCTTAGCCGGGGGCGGTAAGTCTTTTGGTTTGGCCGACCTGTGATACGCCCGAATGGAGTGCATCATGTCGTAGAGTTTATCTGAACCGGCCTTGGTTGAGCCATTTCCAAGAGCCGCTACCACGTCCGCTGGGAAAACAAACTCCCCGTCAGCTAACATTGCCGGGATGTCGTCGGACTGGCCATCGCCCGGTCCCGTCACGGCATTGCCGGTGCGGAAGTCCAGTCTAGCCTTGCCGGAGTGCTCTATGACCCCTAGGCCGCCTCCGGCGTACTTGCCGTGCCGGGTAGTACCACCACCGGCAAATAATGGCGTAGCGAGCCCTCCAGCCTTTGAATACAGCGTCTTCTCGCCGGGTTTCTCCGGCAAGTCAATGTCGTTTTGCGGGCCATAGGTGAAGTAGTTGGAGCCGGGCTCCTCTGAAGCGGAGAGTTCATCTTGCATTTGGGCTGCCTGTTGATTTTGTTGAATTTCTTGCAAATTTCCTGAATAAGAACCAAGAGCAACCATTTTTAAGTATTTTGCAAGAGGCCCTTCAAATTCTGCAAATCCGCTTGTTTTGAGACCAATGTCAGCAAAACCGGGCTTGTAAGGGTCCGACGATTCGCTAGATGTTGCAGTTTTTTGTGCTACTTGAGTTGCTTTAGGGGCGGGTGTTGGAACAGGTGTTGGCTTCGGTGTAGGAGTCGGCGTAGGTGTTGGTGTTGGTGTTGGTGTTGGGGTAACAGTCGGAGTTACTGTTGGGGTAACAACTTCTGTCGGGGTAACGGTAGGAGTTGTAATAACCGTGGGGGTCGGAGTTACTGTTGGGGTAACAACTTCTGTCGGAGTTGTTGGCGTGGGTGTCGGGGTCGGAGTTGGAGTGACTGTTGGAGTGACAACTTCTGTCGGAGTTGTTGGTGTTGGAGTCGGAGTAGGAGTAACCGTTGGGGTTGTAGGAGTAACTGTTGGGGTTGTAGGAGTAACTGTCGGAGTAGGAGTAACTGTCGGAGTAGGAGTAACTGTCGGAGTAGGAGTAACTGTTGGGGTAGGAGTAACTGTTGGGGTAGGAGTAACTGTTGGGGTAGGAGTAACTGTAGGGGTAGGAGTAACTGTAGGGGTGACAGTCGGCGTGACTGTCGGAGTAGTAGTTTCTGTTGGTGTCGGCGTAGGCGTAGGTGTTGGCGTAGGTGTAGGGGTAACCGTTGGAGTGGGGGTTACTGTTGGGGCAACTGTAGGAGTAACTGTCTCTGTTGGTGTCGGCGTAGGTGTAGGGGTCGGTGTAGGCGTGGGTGTCGGTGTGGGGGTCGGGGTCGGAGTTACTGTTGGAGTCGGAGTTGGAGTCGGAGTTGGAGTCGGGGTTGGGGTTGGGGTTGGGGTTGGGGTAGGTGTTACGTCAACCGTCGGTGTCAGGTCAATTGTTGGGGTTGGTGTAGGAGTTGGGGTCGGAGTCAGGTCAACCGTCGGAGTCGGGATGACCGTGGGTGTAGGTGTTAGGTCAACTGTCGGGGTTGGCGTGACTATGTTTTTCGAGGCGTCATAGGCATCCAGATTGCCATTGAACATGGTGTACGTTGCGTAATCTGGGAAGCCAGCGGCGGTTGCAGTCTGCTGGTTTGTTGCCGCAGTTTTTGCTGTTGAATAATCGCCATAATTTCCGTTGTACTGCAAAAATGTTGCGTAGTCCGGGAAGCCTGCTATTGTGGCCATCCGGATGTTTGCAGCATCATTGTTCATTTGTTCGTACGCGGCTACATTCCCGTTAAATTGGATGTAGCTTGCGTAGTCAGGAAAGCCGGCCGTCTGAGCCGTCTGCAAATTGGCGGCGGCTGTCTTGGCCGCGTTGTATGCGCCGATGTCTCCGTTGTACTGGGTGTAAGTGGAAACATCAGGGAACCCCGCATCGGTTGCCAGTTTGATGTTGGGGTCTGCCGCCAGCATGTCTGTCGGAACGCTTTGCACAATCTTGGTTGCGAGGCTGACTGCGGCGTCGTCCGACATGCTGGTCAGGCCAAGGTCTCTCATCATTTCTTGCGCATCGGCGGCGCTTATTGGCTGGCCTGACTCAAACGCAGACATGCCCTGCAAGAAGTTGTCTAGCTTTGTTTGCGCGTCAGCCTCACTAATCTGGCCTGTGAGGCTGTTTAGAACCTCTTGGGTTGGATTGGCGTAGCCAAGATTTTGAGCGATCTGGAGGGCTTCTGCGTTGTCTGTTAATAGCGGATCTACAAATGATGCTGGCAAAAAATCATCATAAAATGATGGATCAATTTTTACGTAATCATTGTTTACAACCGCATCGCCAAAAGTTACGTTTTCTCCGGAAGAATCAACCCCAAGCACGGCGTTGGCTTTTAATGTAGACAGGTCTGCTGTTTTTGCGCCAGATAAAAATTCACCGAGAGAGACATCATTCCCCGAGTAATCTTTGGCCACGGATACAGTGTCATTGATTGCAGCCGGCGTTATTGCGCCAGTTGCTACCCCCGCGCCAATTGATGCAGAAGCCCAGCCAGCCGCTACTGCTGACTTCAAATCATTTTCTGTAATTTTGCCCTTTACCGTAAACGTGGTGGCAAGAGTTTGAGGAACTGTTTCAATAAATTCCGAAGCTGCATTTACACCAATGGTTGATCCATATTTTGCAGCGGTTTCTTTTAACCCACCTTTAAGGCCATCAAAGTAATGCTTAAAAATCATTTTGTCAGCAAAATACTCCGCTGGTATTGTGACCGCCGCATGAATTGAGCCGTTAATTAATGCTTTATCTCTAGCAACATCGTCCGGGACTCCTGCTTGTTTTAATAAATCGTAGGCCTCTTTTCCACCAGCGCCAAAAGACTCCCAGCCATCAAGGACAGCGGATACGGCAGCAGCCCCAGCTAAAGTTACTGCGGCTGGAGCACTAAATGCTAATGCCGTGCCGCCGGCTATTGCACCAACCAGCCAAGGCAGACCTTCTTGGACACCCTCTTTTCCTATTTCGGAAATGAACCCTAATGGGTTATCTCTGATGGCCTTAACAATTGCACCGGGCTGATCAAAATATGATAAATTACCAGCGTCTTTCCATTGTTTATTTAAATTGGCTTCTTGTATGGCAACATCTGAACCAGTTGCATCTTTACCATATTGAACTAAATACTTTCCAAGATTTGATACTGAATTTTGAAAACTTGTGCCAGATGCTAATGAAACACCCGCTGCGTATGTTTCCATTTGCTGACCAAGTGCCGATGCTCCAGTTGCAATTAACTGATCAAGAATTGTTTGAGCCGGGGCTGCTAATTTAATTTTGCCAGCAACGTCACCTGCTACGTCATAGCCAGAGTACCTTACGTTGCCAGTGTAAAAATTATCAAGGGCACGGCTTGGATCGTTATAGGCAACTGCTTGTGTACGCGCATTTTGCTCATCCGCAGTTATTGTTGTGAGCGTGCTTCCTTTGTAATCAAAAGTTTGATTGGTGCCAAACAGTGAACGAGCAACTTTAAATGCCGCATTTTGATTGGGGGCATCGTTAATAAGCGCTTGAAAAACATCTTTTTCAGTGGGCCCATCACCCGTCATGCTATAGACGCTGTTGTCGTAGTCAAATTGCGTGTAGCCAGCAAGACGTGCGGCATTGGCTGCATCTTGTTTGGTGTTGTAGTCCCCGCCATCAAATACCAGTTGTTTGGCAACTAAAGAATCAATTTCTGCATCTGTTAATTTAAGTGCGGAACCACTACCGTCTTTAAGTTGCGTAGCTTGATTAGTGGTTATATTTGTGCCGCCACCTGCATCAACAGGAGTAGGCGTTACCACAGTCCCGGTGCTACCGTCCACTGCACCGCCTACAGTTGGCGTTACGTAACTTGTTCCGGTGCTGCCGTCTGCCGCGCCCCCTTGGGTAGGGGTAACATAAGTTGTTCCTGTACTGCCGTCTGCGGCCCCGCCTATGGTAGGCGTTACGTTTGTGCCACTTAAAGGAGGAAGCGCAGTCCCAGTTACATTTGATCCTGTAACTGGAGTAGTTTCTGTTAAGCCGGCGCGTTGCAGGTTACCAACAACATCTATGTTTGGTTCTGTTTGCCTTACTGTTTTGGCAAATGAGTCAATTTCGCTTTGCTCTACGCTCGGCCCAAACGCGGTTTGCCAGAAATCTAATGCGGCCGGATCTGGCTCCCTGCCAACAATATCCCGATAGAGCTGTGCAACAGCACCTTGCGCGGCGGGGGGATTTGCCGAGGTTTGAACTACATCAAGGGCGCGACTTGGGTCCCTGTAGGCGTCGGCGATCGCTTTTACGTCTGGGGTCAAACCCGTTGCAGTGTCAATAAAATTGGCAGCAGCTTTTTTGCCTTCTGCAAGCGCGGCATTCAGAGCTGCATTGGTAATGTCTCTGCCCGTTAACGCTGCTGAAATCGAGGCTCTGGCTACGTTTTGGGCTGCTGGCGGTAGTTGGCTAAAGCCCGGCATAGCATTGGTAATGCCACTTATTGCTGTTCCGATCGCAGCGCCAGCCAATGCATTTAGGGGATTTTGACCAGTTAACCCCGAGCTTACAACATTGGTGACGCCTTGCGTTATTCCTGATTTGACAAAAGCTGGAAGGTCAACACCTTGTAACGCACTGTTTACAGCGCCAGATACGTTAGACCCTACAAAGTTTAAACCGGCAGACAGCACAGCGCCTTTTATGGCTTCGCCTACATCCCCGCCGTTGGTGGCGGTTTGAATAATAATATTGCCAGCAAGCGTTGCAGCGGTGGCGTTAGTGATCCCCAATGCAGTGCCAATCGTATATCCGGGGGCGGCAAGTAACCCTGAGACGGTAAAACCTGACGCAGCAGCACCAGTAGTAGCCGCCAGAGTAGTACCCACCCCACCCGCTGCCGCTGCACCAGCATTTAACAGCCAAGGTATGCCGTAGTACGCAGCGGAGGCGACTAAAGCTACTTTGGCAACATCTTCCAGTGAATCAAGAAATTGCTCCCCCATAGTTGAGGGATTTTTGGGGATGTAATAACCTGTTGTATTCCCAGTAGGATCAAATAATGACCCAAGTTCTGGGCTGTGTTTAACTGCAAAACCGATGACGTTAGATGTGTCTTGTACCTCAGTGTTGTCGTCTCGCCCACCAAGTTTTGTCCCGTACCGTATGTCTACACTGCCAACAGGCACCCCAAGCGAGGCCGCAATTTGTGCTTGGATACTTTGTGTGGTGGCAGCGGGAGCAGTAGTAGGAGCAGTAGTAGGAGTAGGGGTAGGGGTAGGGGTCGGGGTAGGGGTAGGAGTAGGGGTAGGAGTAGGGGTAGGAGTAGGGGTAGGAGTAGGGGTAGGAGTAGGGGTAGGGGTCGGAGTTGGGGTAGGAGTTGGTGCAGGATTAGCATTGGTATATTCTTCACCCGCTATGTTCCTAAAGGCTTTTAATTCATCTGCACTAACATTTGAACCAAATTGTTGGGTAAAGTATGCCAATCCACCGGGGTCAGGCTCTCTTTTAAGCTCCTCTATGTACATCCGCCGAATTGCTTCATTTGCTGCATTGGTATATTCTTCACCCGCCATGTTCCTAAAGGCGTTTAGTTCATCTGAACTAACATCTGTACCAAATTGTTGGGCAAAGTACGCCAATCCACCGGGATCAGGCTCTCTTCCAAGCTCCTCTATGTACATCCGCCGAATTGCCTCCTCTGCTTCGTTCGCACGATAGGTATATCCCAAAGCTTTGCGACGGTACTCCAAAATATTCATAAATCGCCAAACCCGTTCATGTTGTTTGCGTTGCTGGGTTGACCGCCGCCACCATGGCCTCGGCCCAATCAAACCAATTGTCGTACTGATCCGTGCGGGGCGTGGCCTCGTTTGCAAAAACGTCAATTGCGTTCAGGCCATTGCCCCACAGCCTCCAGTCCGTCTGGCCATCGGGAATCTGAAGATTCTGGGCCCCGTACAGCTCGCACATGAGGCTTGCCCACGACTCAAACGTGCTGTAGCGGGGGTCGTAGATCAGCGCAGGGTTAAGGGCCATATGGCCTCACGTCGCCGATCTCGGCACTGAGCAAGACTTTGCCAAGCTGGTAATTTCCGCCGGCCACGTTAGATGTGAATTTAAGACGCAACTCCCGGCGTTGTTCGCGCATGTCAATTTTTCCGTTGTTGGGTCCAAAAACGTATGGGTCGGACTCCTTGTCCTCGCCCTGCGCAAATGGCCGTCCGGTCACAATGACCGACATTTCACCAGATTGGATGAAATCCGGTTCAATCCGATCAAGTCGGATCCAGCGGTTTACGCCTTCTGTGGCCAACTGGGACGGGCCGCCAGAGACCCAACCAAGGTCGTTGGTCTCAAACGAGCTGAGGATGGACTGCACGTTCTGGCCATCAACTTCGTCGGTGCCAATTTCGTGTTGGTACATGGCAATCAGGTCAGGCGGGGTTGAAAAAGTCAATTCCTCCGAAGCAGTGCTTGTAGCCGCCGCTGACATTTGAATGGCTTGAAGATAAATTGCCGTGACCGAGATGGCAAACCCAGCCCCCGCGCCGCCCAAACTAGCCGCCGTGGCGCTCAACACGTTGCCGATGACATAACTCGCCCCTCTGGACGTAAGGGTTACGGTGGTCACTACCCCCCCGGCAACGACGATTGTGGCCTTAGCGCCCAGTCCTGACCCTCCTGTGAGGGTTACGTTGGTGTAGGTTGCATTGACGTAGCCAGCGCCCGGGGTGATTGCCCCAAGCGCCTTGATGTTGCTGGTCGTAATGGCCACCACGGTCGTACTTGTGGGAATATTGGTGCCAGCAATAACCTGATTGAGCGCAACCTGCAAGTTGTAGGTGTCGCTGTACAAGAAAACGCTACCAGACACCTCGTTGAAAGTGTCTGTAAACACAAGCTCAGACTCGCTGGCATGCCAGTCAGCGGCCACGGGAAAGGCGAACACTTGCGAAAAGTACCCGGCAGAGCGCTGGGCACCTCGGGCCTCGCCGGCATCGTACCAAGTGTTCTCGCGCACGTTGTAGATAACGGCGTCAGTACACTCGGTTGCCTCACCACGCGGATAAAACCACCAGATCTCACCAAAACGAGGAACCTTTGTTGCCCAAACTTTCTGACGCTGGTCGTAGTTCAGATTGTCAAAGAAGTAGTTCTGGTTCATGCTGTTGGGGATCTCCTTGACCACCCCGTTGTACAGCAGGAAGCGGTCAACGCCGCACCAGTAATAAACGCCGTCGTACTCAATGGCCGACTGAGAAGACAGGATGGAGGACTGGCTGCTGATGATGTCGTAGCGCCAGTACTGAGCAGGCGTCCCTGTCCCGCCAATGAATGACACGCGGATGAGGCTGTCAAGGCTCCAGAACAGGCCAGAGGGCGCGTTTGAGCCGCCCCTGACGGGTAGCCCTTGGACAATCTTGCCAGAGGCTACGTTGACCGCATTAGCGTCGGCAGAGACCCAGTCGCTAGGGTTGCCGGCCGAGCAGTTCTGAATCAGCCCGTTGTTACCATACACGAACAGGTAAGGGTGCAGGGAGACAACACCGCCAGACACTTCAATGTTGTTGTCAAAAGTCAAAGTTACCGGGCCGCTTGATGTGGCCGCAGCGGACAACACAACTTTTTGATAGGAACCAAGCGTAAAAACAAACCCAGTTGTTGGCGCAACAATTGTGGATACCGCGCCTCCACCAGAAGTTGCAGACAACGTAAATGTTGTTGAATAGTTCGTGGCAATAACGTAGTAAGTGCTTCCAGCAGAAAGACCAATGTATCTTTGTATAGTAAACACCAAATTGTTAGTGCTGGTTACTATTGTTGTAATCGCTGATCCACCAGAGGTAGCAGACAAAGTAAATGTTGACGTGCCATTGGTTGCAATAATGAAGTACGTTGTCCCGGTTATAACTCCCGGGAATGGTGTTGTAACAAATGTCAATCCAGTAGTTGCACCAAAGGTGTTTGTTATTGAAGATCCACCAGAAGTGGCAGCCAAAGAAAAGGTTGTTGTGCCGTTCGTGGCGGAAATGTAATAAGTTGCTCCTGAAACAAGTCCTGTTCCATTTGGCCCAGTGAACGTCAGTCCCGCCAAGGTGACAATATTTGTTGCTATTGCCTCCCCATTTATTGAAGACGCCAACGTAAATGTTGATGTCCCGTTGGTTGCAATAATGTAATAAGTGATGCCTGCTGTGACACCGCTTGACAATATTGCCGTAAATGTTAGCCCAGTGGTTGTGCCTGCCGTTGTTGTCAAGGCTGTGCCGAACAACGCCGCTGACAACGTAAATGTTGATGTCCCATCGGTGGCAATAATGAAATAAAACCTGTTGCCATTGATACCAGTTGACGTTCCAGTAAGCGTGCCAGAAACAAAAACTGGCTGGCCAATGTACAGGCCAGTTGTAGCTGTGCAGGAGCACTGACCCGCAGTTCCAGTAACGGCAACACCAGCAACTGTTGATGGAGTAGGTGTGCCGCCCACGGTAATTGGCTGGCCTATGTAGAGTCCAGTTGTTGCGGTGCAAGAAAAAGCGCCATTTACGCTTGTGATTGCAACACCTGCAAGTGTGTTTGTGCTTATTGATCCAGAAACAACTACCGGCTGACCTACCGCAAGGCCAGTTGTAGCTGTGCAAGAAAAAGCACCGCTTGAGCTTGTGATTGCAACACTCGCCAAGGTGGTGTTAAGCAGCGCCCCGGACACGACAACTTCCTGACCGTTGTACAAGCCATTGGTTGCGGCGCAAGAAAATGTACCGCCCGTCCCAGTTACCGCAACCGTGGACAAAATTTCTTTTGGCAGCGACCCTGAAACAGTAACTGTTTGGTTAATGTAAAGGCCTGAGGTTGACGCACAAGAAAAAGTTCCGCTTGTTCCCGTCACTGCGACCGTGCTTAAATTGGGCGACTCAAGATTGCTTGAAACAACTGTTGTTCCGGAAGGTATGTTTGTGCCGGTAACAGTCTGGCCAGCGCCAATCAAGGTGTTTGTTTCAGATATGGTGACGGATGTTGTGCTGTTTATGTAGGCGTTGGCATCAGTAAAAATTCCAATTCTGGACATGGTCGTGCTATTGATATCGCCAATCAGCACAGGCGTATCAACGTCATTGCTGATTGAGTCAAGGTTCAGACCGGGGTGGGCCACAAGCGACTGAATGCCATTTCCACCAACGTCATAAAACCCATCAAATTGCCACAAGTTCAAATTTGAAGCCGTAAAGTTGGCCAACGTAAAATCTACAGCCCCAGCGCCAATACCGTTGTTGTCAATGGTCAGGACTTGCAAGCCGTCGTTGTAGCCGCTAAAAATTGAGGTAAAGCCGTTCTGCGGGTTTACCCAAATCCCACGAGAGGGGCCTGTGAGTTGATTTGAAATGACGCGGAATCCGCCAATCTTGCGGGGACGGCCGCGTTGAAAACGCACCCACTCGCCATCGGTGTAAAAAACTTTGTCAAAGACCGTGCCGTCGCGTTGAATGCCCGGCTTTGTGTCAAGGGTAAAAACCTTGGTTGCCATCAGAAAACTCCGCCCTGAACACCCCCAGTAAAGTTGCCGGTGCCGGGAATATTCAGCCCTGTAGCCGTTAAACCAAACAGCTTGACGCCCAAGATTGCAATACCAAACTCACCAGAGCCGGGCCGGTAGATGCCCGTTGAGGTCTCTGAAGAAAAGTTTAGCCCCGGAGCGCCCACCGAGCCGTCCACCAAAGACACACTTGACGCACCGGCGGCGATCGTTGAGGCGTTGAGCAAGTTAATTGAGTCGCACAGCAAAATTACCTGCTGGCTGGCGGGGATTACCGCCGTGGACCCGCCGCCGCCTGTGGTGAAGGTAATTTGATAGCCGGGGCCTCCGCCATTGGTCTGGTTTGTGATGTAGTACACCTGAACGGTTTGGGGCAAAACCACAGTCACGTTGCCTGTCAGGGTGCCGGTGTACTTTTGAATTGTGTTGGCGGCCTCGGCTGCTGTTAGGGTGTAGCTGCCAGACACCACAGCTTTGGTGAGCTGGGTAAAATTAAACTGAACATTACGGCCCAAACCAACTGTGAAGAAGGCTACGCCAGAACAGCAAAGCACGCAAGAGTCAGCAGGTTGCAATGCAATAGTTGCAGCGCCGTTTATCAGAATACCGCCAGATGGAGCAATGGTCAACGTGCCAGTTCCACCATTGCGGACCATCATGTACCAGTCATTTCCCAGTGTGACGGCTGATGTCAAAGTTAGGGAACCCGCGCCGCCGGTCCAAACGTAGGTTGATGCACGGTCTGTGGCCACCGCAGTGTAGTTTGACGCAAAGGTGTTAACCTCATTGGCAGCGTTCAAGGTGTTGGAGATGGCCTTCAGACCAAATCCAGCAAGGGTGGCTGCATCAACATTGGATGTGCCCACGCCAAAGGCAATCAGGCCCCATGTGCCGGCCTCAGTGGCGTTGTCGGTCAGGTAGATGTACTTGGCCTCGCCTGCCGCAATGGTGACGATTGTGGCCCCGTCGTAGTCCCTGACATCAAAGCTGTAGGAGCCAACATTGCGGAACAAGGCGTCAATGCCAACAGACGCCTGATTTGCAGGCGGCATGTCTAAGGTGAACGAGTCAAGCGTAAAAGTCAGGCCGGTAGTTGTGCCGGCCGTAGTGGCCACCGCCAATCCGCCTAAAGTAGCCGACAGGGTGAAGGTTGTCGTGCCATTGGTAAGAATGATGTAGTAGGTGGTGCCGCTGACAAGGCCTGTTGCTGTGCCAGTAAGAACCCCAGTGACAACAACGGCTTGGCCAACAAACAGGCTGGGAGTTGTGGTGCAAGAGCACTCCCCGCCCGTGCCCGTAACAATGACGCTAGCAAGCACTAGGCCGCTGGAGAGCGACGTGACATCCATGATCCGCGCTGCGGCGTTGTCCGTGACGCTGCCGTTGATTGGCCACGACAGGGTGCTGTCTGCGGAAAGCGTAATGTCTCGGTAAGAAACGTCGGTCGGCTGGATTACTTGGCCGGTAAATGGCGAATTAAAACTCATTATGAATCCCTCACAATTGCCTGACGATCAGCGGCACGGATGACGTTCTCCGTCTTCAGGACTTCAATGATTTTGTCGTAATTGCTTTGCCACATAGGCATGCGCTCGTCATTCTTGAGGAACGGCATGGCTTGCAGCAAAGTGCCATACAGCAGCGCCTGTGGGGCGTACTGGGTAAACCAGCTTGATTGGTTTGATGAGTCCAAGGGTTGCACGCGCTCGTAATACAGAACCTCGTATGAGTAAGCCAGTGTTGGAGTGGGACCTACCAACCAGTGCTCGTAGTCGTAGTCGCAAAAATACAGCGGAACGTCAGTGCTGGCCGCTTCTGGCCAATACTCTCGAATGTACTCGTAGGTGCGGAGCAGCACAGGTTTGCGCTTGCCTGCTACGGTAACGTTCATTGAAACAGTCTTGCGCCAGCGTGCCGGCTTGGGAATTACGTTCTCGGACGCAACCATAGTGCTTGTGGCCACAGTCAGGTTGCCAAGAAATTTGATCTCAGCCGCAATTATCTGCTCTGCCAGCATGATGAACTGCGGAATTTTGTCTAAAGTCTGGGCATCTGTGCGTTCCAGATAGGTCTGGATGTCATTGACCAAACTGTCATACGTCATGGTTGCGGCGACCGTCATTTTGTTCTCCGTTATCCGACGTTAAATTGCTAAGACAGAAACAGGGCGCGTTCGTCATTGCGGCGTTTGACTAGCCCCGGAAGGATTTTACCCCCGCCCCGTGTAAACTTCAAGAACTCGTCTGCCGCCGCTTCAATCTCACCCCGAAGAACCTTCTGACGGAGGGTTGATCGCTGTACGCCGCCCAAACCGAGATTAAAAGCAAAGCTGACAAGAGCGTCGTTTTGACCTTGGGTAAGCACCACAGGAAAAAGTTTGGCGACCCCAACCTCAAATCGGCGGAGATCAGCACTAAGGATTCCATCTACTTCGGCTCCTGAAAATACGCGGTTATCTTCCGCTTTAAGCGGGTAAGCGTCTCTCTGATCCAGAGGTAAACGACCTTGATCGGGGTATAAAACATGACCAACTCCTACAGTCCAAAGACGCGCTGGGCAACGGTAAGGTTTAAACCGCACACCCTCGTGATGTTTGATCATCTCCATGCATCGCGCAGAGACTTTCATTTCTTGCTGAACGCTTGGCTTCCAAACCAGAAAGAAATGACGCTGGCCCAGATGATCTGAGTTTCGTCATCCCAGATGTTGTCCAGCATGATCTGGAAATCTACACCGTGCTGCCAAGCGTAGACAAACCCAGCAACGTCAACAAACACCAGCAACAGGAACAGGCCATAGGTGATAAGGGGACGAACACCAGCACGGAGATTCACCATCCACTGGCTTGCACCTTGACCAATAGCTATGTCGTGAGCGTACAGGGCGCTGCGCTCTGCTGATGCGGCCTCAATCATCTGGCCCTCTACCCTGATCTCTTCCACCCGTTGCTGGGCTTCAAAACCTGCCTTGCGAAGTTCCAGTTCCCGCTCAGTCTGGAGGCGAGCCATTGCCATCTCGTGGCTTTTGTCCGCACGGTCTTGAAAGAAACCCAACAGCTTGGGTAAACCACCGGCAAGAAAGCTGACCAGTGTAGTAATCAGAGTAATCATAATCAGCCCTTTAAGTCAAAACTCAGGTTTGCATGGCGGGGGTACTGCACAACGCGCTCCCCCTCGGGGCATTTGTACTTAATCGTTGCCAGCAGTGTGGCTGTGCCGGGTGCAATCTTCTCTTTTCTCACCATCGTGAGTTGGTATGTAAACGTGTCAATTGTTGGCCCAGCGGGGCCGCTGAACTTACTTGCCGTTGTTGTTGCCTCATGCACCATGCCTGCGGCGTCACGGATGCTTGGCGTAAAACTCTCCACCGAGCAATCATCCCGCTTTTTAATCCGCGCCACTGTCACATTGATAGGCTTCCCGGCTTCGGCAACAATCTTAAAATGCTCTGGTGACCATTCAAGGATAGCCCGGTCAAACCAACCAAACTTGTCTGCAAGCGTGTACCCGCCGCCAATGGCTGCAATGCTGGCTGCGACTGCTCCAATGGCTTTGGTTACATCAATCATTTGTCTGTCTTATTCCACATCAACGTCCAAAGGTCAGAGAGGCGTAGACGATGGATGCCATGGAGACAATCAAGACGCCAGTAGTCTTCATAATCACACCCTCAAGCCTCTTGAGCCTCGCATTGATCTGTGCATACCGTTCTGCACAAACGGCCTCATGGCTTGTCAACCGGATGTCAATATCACTCATATAAATCCTTTAGCCAATGCGATACAAAATGTAATTGCTAACTGAGGTGCGGCGAATACGGAACCGGGCAGAAATGCCGGTTAACACCGTAAGAGTACCGATGTTTGTAACCCCGGTATTGACCGCCATCGTAACCGTACCGGATGCGGTATTAACTATTGAAAAATCAAACCCAAGGTCATCGCCTGACCAGCTAATTAAAGTGTCCAAAGTAGACCCTGTAGTTCTT